TCTTCTTAGATGCAGTCTTAAATGATGCTGGTGTATCTACTACAACTGTTGTACCATCAAATGATGTTGCTGTAGATTCTGCATCAACTCCAATTCTCCAACCACGTCCGAACATGTCATATACGAACATGTATGTTTTGTCGTGCGTTGTCTTCGTTGCATCTGTATATTGCTTAACCATCACAGTAGATGAATCTAGTATTGTAGGAAGTACAAGACCAGTATCGAACCCGCCTGCTTCGGCAGTATATTCTTGTCTGGTTCTTAATAGTCTTCCTTGTTCCCATGTTCCGTCTGCGATATCGACATAATTATCTGCATCGATAATCTGCTCATCGCCGCCGTCAATAGTGTCTGATTCAATATAACGTGAATGGTTACCAAAGTCAAGTGAGATTTCCATTTTTTCTTCAATATCTACATCTGACTTTATAAGTTCGTCTTTTCCGTATATGCGTGTCTTTGTTCGTATCTTTGTATGATACGGTTTTGCCTCAGTTAGATATTCTAAAATATCTTCTTCGCTGTCACGTTGATATATAGCATACTGTCTTAAGTCTCTATGATACATTGTGATATCAATATAGCTTGATTTGAATATCCAATCTGGATGTGTTTTCTCAGTATACATATAATTAATCATACCAAATAATAGATTGTTAAGAAGATTTCTCTTAGGATATGTTATTAACAATCCCATTAGTTCGTGTATTTGAACACCTAATGCATTTTCGTAATATTTTGCAGATGCTTGGTCATTCTCTGGAAATACTAAATCATTATAAGATAATCTAAGTGCGTTCTTTGAACTATGAACTAAACGCAAAGCACCGTCATGTTCAGCATAATACTCATCGTGTGTAGGCAATTCTAACTTGAATGATGTTACGCCTTCTTTGTATAATTTTAGCATGTCAAAGTTGCGTGTCTTTGATAGATATCCGTATCTCTTAATTTCTTTGTATTCGTCTGCTAAGTACCAGTCACCCAATGATAATGCAAGTTGGTCTGGTTCTATAAAATCTTTATAGAATGGGAAGCTACCTGTTAAGTGTTTGTTAGACAACTCTTTGTTAAGAATTGATGCAAAGTTTTCTCTAGCAATTTGTAGATTCGTAAACCAATTATTTTCTGTAGGTATCATTCTGTAAACTCTTACTACATCGTCTGGTAATACTGTTACTGACTTAGCAATTAGCAACTTAGCCAAATTTGGATTTGTTGTAGAAATATCAAACCCAATATCTGATGCATCGATTATTTTAGAGTTAAGTGTAACAACGGTATCATTGATGGTTGCATCGTCTCTGCCACCGCCATATAAACCTGAAAGAATTGGGAATGTTATAATTGTGTGATTAGGATCACCCAACATAGATTGCTCAACTTTCTTCTGGTCATACTGTTCAAAATGAACATTAGCGATACTATCAATCATTTGCCTTTGTAGTTCGCCATCAACTACACTCGTATCATATTTTCCGCCTTCTTTGACGAATTTCCAATCTGTGTGTTTGGCTGATATATCTGATGTTACTCTATATTCGATAGAAACATCAATCGATTCGTTTTCAAATATGTATGCATTGTTGCTTATAAGTATTTTATTATTTGAAATTGGAATAAACTTATTATTAATATCACCGCTTTCAAGTAGCATTTTTATTTCTGCAATGCTTAATGTCTTACCAGCGACTGGGCTGTTTCCCACTTCACTCCAATAGTAGTATTCAGTAATAGATTTATTCTTTGTTGTATCAAAGTACACTTTGGTTGTGAACTTTGTTATTCCTTCTGGTAATTGTTCGCTCTTAGACCATTGTTTAATATTAATCTCTGAACCTGCAACCAACTTGCCCCAATACTTTGATGCAAATGATTCGACTATTAATTTGTTTGCGTCTCCATAATCATTATACCTATAGTAACGTGCGAGTGTAGTGTCCCACCAAATCTTTCCTAAGTTCTCATCAAGCCATAGTTCATTGTCTGTTGTAGTATCATACCCAGCCGGATCTTCCCATGTAACGTAATCAATATCTCTTGTTGCTGAACCTGGGAATTTTAAGTTAAGTGGGTCATATAGTTGATAGTTAAAGAAGTTATTACCATCTTTTATTATCACACGCTTCATGTAATCTACTTCAAGTGTGTTTGCTTGTCTGTTTCTTATTAAAAGAGAACCAGTGCTATTTCTGTTTAAGACAGCCCAACCTTCACTTATATAATCATCTGCCCAAATCAAAGCCTCTGCATTTAATCCTAAGTCTGTATAGAACTCGTCAAATGTTTCAAACAAATAATTAGGAGTAAATCTCATTGACTTCCAACGCATTGCTTTAAAGTTTGCGTTACTTGTAACACTTGTATAGTCTCTATATAATCCTAACTTAGATAACATTGCGTCTGTGGTTCCGCTAAATGTTAAACTAACTGCACTTGTAGTGAATACCATTCTACCATCACTTGTAATATTTACAATGATATCACTTGATTGTGAGTTTATATAATCTTTGAATTCTGATGCACTGCTACTTACTGTTGTAGAATTATTATAAGTTCCTACAAGTATACCCAAATCGTTTAATGGATTACCAGTTATATTAGAAAGAACTATACTTGACTGTGAACTAACAATCTGTAATTGTCTGCCCGATGCACTCTTAGATAATGTTACACCTGTTACACCCTGTAATGCTTGATTTTGAATATCTTCAATAATATTTGTTAGTGCGTCTACTGTTACAGTAGTTGTAGCAAATCCTAGTCTACCCATAGCGCCCGGTGTTGTTTCTGTAATAACTAAATCTGAATTTGAACTAGAAATTGTTATTGCGTTACCTGATGCTGATGCGTCTACAATACCCAACGCATTGATTTGATTAACAACCGATTGTGCAGTTGGATTACTTGTTGCACTATAATTACCAGCAGTCATGCCTAACACCGACAATGCTGTCCCAGCCAATGTCATTGTGTTGTTTGTACTTGCGATAGTTAACAATCCGCCCGCTGATACAGTAGATGTTATACCTGATATTGTAGATAGTTCTGTAGCAATATTTTTAAACTTACTTTGTTTATATGATGAAGTAGTTGATAAACCCAAGTCAGTTAGTGCGGAACCTGATAGTTCAAGTACACCACTTGTTGTAGTTAATATTAACTCATCATTCGCTGTTTTACTTGCAATAACATCAAGACTATTCGTATTAATGTTTAGTATAACTGCATCTATATCATCTGCCGCGGTTAGTGATAGCAATGTTCCATTAACCTGTAGTGGTTTGTTTTGAGGTATAGTTGGCGCTGAAACAGTTCCAGTAACAGTTAAGTCTGCAAAAGACTTTGTTGTTCCATCAACGACAATAGTATCACCTGATGCAACCGCAGTTGTTTCTGTCACAGATGAAGTCTCGCTGATGCTAGAAATTGCACTATATCCAATAGTCAATGGTGTACCATCAATTTCAATTATGTCATCTTTGACTGACGCTAACGCCGATGTTGCTGTTGCTGTTGTTCCTCTAAATGTAACAACTGTATTCGAGTTTACAATAGTTCCATTGTTTCCATATACAACCATTTGCATTTTTTCATTTGCTGATATTACCGGATCAACTGTTGCACCGTCACCACCTATTGCAATTCCACTTGATACTGAACCAGACCCTGGTGTGTAAGTATAGCTTATGCCATCAATTACTAATGCATCACCTGATGCAAATACTGGGTTACTTACTGAGCCTATTGCTTCAACTCCTTGTGAGGATGAAGTTGGTACAAACAAACTGCTAGATGTTGAACTATCGATTTCTACAATAAGAGGTTCATAATTTAATTCAAATACTAGGTACTCATATATTGTAATTCCGCCTACTTCTTTTGTGCCGTTGCTTACTAGATAATAATAATCTGCAATTTCTGGATCAATAGTTTCATTTTTAATTTTTATATATACGCTATCAACGATATCAATTTCATTTACTAAACCCAAATATAACTGATTGTCTTCTGTTTCACCAACATAAGAAATTTCTGCTACTTCACTTAAGCGTCTTACGTCCCATTCACGTATTGGGTCGAACTGCAACCAAGCTGTATCGCCTTCATATAATGTATTGGCATTCAATGATGTTAAATCATATTCTGTTTTTACTGTGTAATTAACGTCATTTCCATCCACATATCCTGTAGTTCTAATTGGAAATTCTTTTGTAATATCTCTGTACACAAAAGGCCTAGGAAGCGTATCAAATTCTACAGCATGTGGGTCACTTAAAATGTCAATAGTGTTGACAGACTTAGTTATATTATATCCGTTGTTTACTTTACCATAGTCATCTACTTTTATTGCCCAAACATCTTGGTGAGTAATATCTTTGAAGTTACTATTGTTGTTAATAATTCTGTTAATAGAAGACTCAGTTCCTTTATGTGCCAAGAAGCCTTTATAGAATTCTAACGCACTTTCTCTTTCAATGCCGTGATTGCTTAAGTATGCTCGTTTGTTATATCCTATTTGTGAACCTTTTAGCCCATTTATTGCTTCCAAACTTTGGTCAATAAGTGTATCTCTGTAATACTTTGACTCTTCTGCCATTGTTTCAAAGTTAGGTATTAGTTCATCGCCGTATGTTAAATAACCGTCAACTGTTAAAGTTCCGTCCCAATCTGACTGCCTATTACAATCAATTTGCATACGTAAGTTTCTATTGTGCATATGAGGATCATATATTATGTCACCATAACTATCTACTCTGTCTACTACAAACGCATGTTCTACGTCTTGTATATCAATCTTCATCCCGTATACCGGAACATTACTTCTAAAGTTTATGGCCTTGCCATCTGTTGTGAATGATATTTCTGAGTTTGGAATTAATCTTCCAGATGCATCTACAACACGATAGAAGTTTTTATGTGTTTCTTTTCTAACTGATGCGACACCATATGGTGCAGTGAAACTACCTGTTAATAATACAGGAGATAGTGTAATAAAGTCTCCTGGTTCATGTGTCTCTGAACTCCATTCTAAGAATTTTAATAAAAGCTGTTTAAAGTCAATGGTGTTTCCATCTTCATCTATATCCGTAAATCCCCAACCTATCAGTCCTAAATATTCCTGATAGCCTACCATCAAGTGTGCGACATCATCTATCGAAGTTAAAATATCACCATAGTTGAATGTTTTTACAGCATCATTTTTAAACTTTTTCCAACCGTATGCTGTAACTACATTAGTAACTGGCCATTCTACTAGCTGTTTCCAATCCTCAATGTTATCATCTATCAATGTAGTAGATGTATGTGCATTTAGACAAACATAAGGCTGTCCTTGATATTTCATATAAGAATCTTGTCTATAATAGTTTCCTTGTTGCCAATCAGAAAGATGCATTCTGTCACCTTTAGTACTGAATGCCTTTTCGCCAGATGTTCTATCCCAATCCATTGCAAAGAATGTAGGATTGATATCGTCATATCCTTGTATTCTATATCCAAATGATTGTGTCTTTGGTTGAGAGATAAGAGACCATGCTTGATAATCAAATTGAATTATAGGACTTGATTGTTGTTCTTTTGCTGTCTGTGACTCTGCTATTCTTCTGTAATATTTGCCGTCAAACTCATTTAAGACAATATCACCTTTTAGATATGTCATAGTATTTGCTTTTGAATATACCGGATGAGGGCTATCTAATGAAACTTTTTCAATAACAATAGCACTGAAAAATTCACTTCTATTCGGCTCACCAGAATGTATTACTAAATCATAATTGTCTTTAGGAATTTCTGTATATTTACTGTTAGTCATAGATGTATTTTCTGCTAACAGCTTGAAGTTATTAACAAATCCACCTAGCTTTGAGCCAAGTTTAAATTCATAATCTTGTTTTTGTATTATGATATTTGCAGTATTATATCCTTCTCTACTATTGTAAATTGAAATACTCGTATCAATTTCATCTTTGTATGTGTGGAATATTTTGAAAGGTTTGGTCAGCATCATTAGTATGAATTCTATGAAAGGATATTCACTTGAATTCTTCCATGCCATTTCTACTGGAGATCCATCACCGAATTCCCAATCTTCTGATAATCTGCCTATATCATTGTTTAAGATTGATCCGCTAAAAAATAAATTATTAATATCAATATAGTTGCCGCCAGCATCGACTGGAATTGGAACATTTGTGATATTATTAATAGAAAATAAGTTAGACCAAAAACTTGGGTCAGCAAAGTTGGAACCGTATGTAGTTCTAAACGTTGTAGGCTCTTGTGAAAGTCCTATTGTTTTCCACGGTTCTTCTATAGGATTATCTGTATTGTATGCATATTTAAATATACCACGCCAGTGTCCCGGAGAGTCTGCATTTATGTTTCTATAATTCCATGTAGTCCAATCACTAGCATCAAATCCTGTATTCTGTAAATCATCTATATTATTTCTAATTAGCCATTTCTTAAAGAAAGGATACATCGTGTAGTTCTTTTCAGAATTAGACCATTCGCTTGGTGCAGATTTGTACACCCCATAATTTACAGCATCTAAATTTGTTCTTGCAAGATTATCATCTAGGTTGTTCCATATAAGAGTTTCAAACATTAACATAATGTCATCTGTCTTGTCGCCCCAAAGTTTCATTCTTGAACCGTCATGTCCTATAAGGAATTGTGTTACTCCGGAACTATATCCCATATCATCCATAATCATAGGTCTAAATGCTGGGTATAATTTCAAGTATGTAGCACTTGGTGGGACGAATGTTTCTTTGATGCTATCATATCTTCTAAGATAGATAGTACTGTTGCCTGATACCGGAGACCTAAAATTTAAAATATCCTTACCGCCTTGACTGATAATGATAGTATAATCTATGTTAAGTCTTTGCAATACACCATCTTTAAATACTGACAGAGTTTCAGGAAACGCTATAGCTCCTAATTCATCAGGTACAAACTGTTCAGTAGCATCTGCTATAATTTCTGTTATTTCTGCTTCTTGGTAATTAGAGTATAATTCACCATGATTAATCATGTCAAGTTTATCAAATATACTAATGCTATCTCTCTTTGATAATGCAATTAGATTTATTGCTTCTTCTAAAATCATTAAGTCTGATTTAGATTGGCTTCCTGCATCATTGAGAATATCTCTTACTGTCGTTACTAATTTGTTTTTGTATCCTTGATACGTTGTTGATAAAAACTCAACTGCTTTTATTGGGTCATAATCATCCCTTGTTATAGAAAAGAATGCATCTTTAACATCAACAGAGTTTGTAACTAACACACTTCCTTTATTATGAAAAGTGTTAAGATGTCCAACAGTATTTAGGTTTCTAAAGTTATTAAATCCATTTGCTTCACCGGTAAGACCAGGAGCAGTTTCTAAAATTCTTAAAAAATGTTCATACAATATTGAGTATGATAAATTTATATTATTGTAGCTTTTATTATCTACGTTAAATTCTATTGAGTGATGCAATCGTTGAAAGCCGTTGTCGCCATCATTTACTACACCGCTTTTTGTACAGTAATCAATATACACAAACCCATCTGGTTCATTATCCAATGTCACTGTATTGTTTGTCAAATCAACTGTATAATTAGCAATCTGTTTCATACCCTCAACATAAACATCAACGGCATTAGTTGTCTTTGGTGTTTGTGATAAGGTTAATACTTTCCCAGATTCTCTTCCATACTCTTGTCTAAAGTTTCTATAATCGAATGTAGTATCAATATAGATACCAGTCATTACTCCATCTAAATCATATTGTGCATTATCAGGTATATCAACAATAAATTGAAATTCACTAGCATAATCGCCTGCTTTTAATAATGGAACAAATCCTAATTCTTGGTCTGCGTTATATAATGCGGAATCACCAATCACATATGAAAAGATTTTTGAATCTACTATATTTCCAGCATTGCCATCTTTGTCATATATTTTAAATGTAGGAAACTCCCAATCTGTTGAAGCGACTTTATTTAAACTATCATTTCCAAGTTCTATTCTACTATCAAATTCTATGATAGGACGTTTAGCTTGTTCTATCTTATCACTATTTGTACTTGTTATAAATGATTTTATATCATCGTAATGATACCATGAGTTTTCATTAGACCACCAGTTATCAACTGCAAAAAGATTTGCATCGTCCCTGGCAATCGTAACATAATGTTTTTTATTACTACCAGTTATAGTTAGGTCGAATCCTGGCTTAACCCAGTAATACATTTCGTAGTTTATAAACTTGTCTAAGTCTACTGGTATATTAATTGTTTTCTTTGTAGTATCGAATAATCTTCTATGGTCATTTGTCAAAGCACCTTTATTAAATAAAGAATTCAACATGTCTTCATAAAAGACCTTATCATTCTTACTAGAGTATACTGGTTCTAAACCGTAATTCTCACGACCATATGCATGTGGAGGAAACGAGAGATATATATCTTCTTCTCTGTTTATTCCTTTTTCTTTTCTACCAACATATGCTCTTGTCTTTTCGACTGAGCCTTTTGAGAATGCTCGTTCAAGTGTGCCTTCAAAGATAGTTTGTAATTCACTATTCTTTAAATGTCCCGGAAGAAAGTCATAAATTTTATTCTTAGCCATTGCTTACTACATCCTCGCCTTGAAGTTCTGATGATGAAATTGCTGAAATGATTTTAACATTTTCTGATGTTGTTACACTTAAGAAAATTTCATTTGGTTCACTAGTAATACTTAGCAAGTCTGTAAAACCGCTAGTAGAATATTTAGGTGTTGTAACAACACTTGCAATATAATCTCCAAGTTGATTATGTAAGTATGATGCTAATTCTGAGAAGTAGAATGTGTCACCAAACTCCCAGTTATCTAATTCGAAGTATTCATTTACTTTAGTTGACACTGCGGTCTTGACCTCACTGTCAGTATATGCTGTTCCTGATTTCTTAACAACTTTGAATGTAGCCTGATTTTCAGGAGATGCGAAGTTGCCGAACAAGTATTTGAACTTGACTGGTATATATGAAATATGGTCTGCAATAGACGATTTGGGTTCAATACCACTCATCAATGTTGACAATTCGTAATTATTTGGAGATGTAGGTACTGCTGTTTTGAAACCACCTGCTATCCATTGATTTACTTGTCTTACATAGTCACTTGTAAGAACATACATATCAACTATATTACTTGTACTCGGATCAATTCTTTTATCTACATCTGCATAATGATCCCATCTATAACTCATAAATTTGTCTTCAACAAAACTTTTGCCATCGACTACTGAGTATTGTGTGTCGCCATACCAAATAACTGTAGGAGATTGTTGATAGTACACAAACGATTTTGACCAAGTACCTGCTTGATATAAGTACCATTCGCTATCATCTGTGTTAAACCATATTTTATAACTTGGTAAATTGCCTTCTGGTGTTGGGTTACTAACTGTTCCGGCATTTGGTGCCGCTGTTGCAGATTTTGATGCTCTATGTAAATCTATATTTTCATAGCCTGCATGACTGAATTTGTATGACTCTATAATAAATTTAGATGAAGTCACGTTTCCTTGGTCATCTTTTAAATTAAATACATTCAATAATCCATATGGATTTCCGTCTGCACTTAATGTCAGTAATTTAACTCTTGTAGGATCAATGTATCCTGAACTTATTCTATATTCATCATAAACATATGCACTTGTAGTAACGTAAGATGATGTTTGTACTTCAACTTTCTTAGCTACTTGTACATCGGCCACAACTTTGACTCCAAAGTCTGCTAATGTAGTAGTGGCACTACCATCGCCTACAAAAACATCTAATAAACTTGAAGTGCCTGGATCTATTGTCCAGAATATAATTTTATATGAATTGCCAGCACCCGCTACTAATTCACAATGATTCGATGATATAATTTGTCCGTTGTTATCTTTGATAACCATATTAGATTGTGTTATAGTTTCAGATGTTGAGAAATTTATTTCACCGTATGCTGTCTGTTTAAATCTAACATCATTTTCTGCGGTATCAGATTGTGTTATACCATCGCCGCCTGTGCCATCTGGTTGTACATTCCAATTCTTATATGGATATGTAAATTTATACGATGAAGTTCCTGACAAGTATTCTGTAATGAAATCTTTTTGTACACCTGTCATACCAAATGTTGCAGTCTCTCTTGTTTCTCCAGTTGGTAATGAACTAGTATCAATCCATAAAAAGTTATTTGTTGTCGGTGCAGAACCAAAATATGATAAAGAAGGTTCGCCCTTAAACCCATGTATATTTTTTAAGTTAGTGGACGATATTGTACTATGTGATGCTACTGCGTTTGCTTGTGCTTCTGCGTTCTGTTCGCCATCAATTGGCATTCCGTTTGGTGAAATGTGCGTTTCAGACCCTGTCGTTACAACCGAATCGTCTTCTACATTCGTTAGCAATGAAACATATTGAGACAAATCATCAACTTCAAGTTCTAATTCAAAATCAGGAGTTGAACCGATGATATTATTTGGTGTTGCAGGTGAAGTTATTGCACTAGTTGGCAAGTCGTATGTAATTCCCGCAGGCGATACTAATTGATGTTTATAATCAACTGTCGAAATAGTACTGTTATTCTCAACATAGTCGTATGTTACATCTGCACCGGTGTTGCGATATTTTGCCTTGAATGTTCCACCGCCACTGCCGTTTGATGCAAATTCTGACACTGGTGTATAACCTACAGTAATCTCATCTGAAATATTTGAGTCCGAAGAGGTTACTGTCTTAGCGCCATCATAGTAGTTAATTAATAGTTTGTCTCTTTCAGCAAGATTTGTTTCATTGTCTACAACTACTTCATTGTTGCCATAATAAAATCTAACTTGGTCGTAGCTTTCAAACACAACTTTCTTGCCGTTAATTTTGGCAACATACATAGTTTCGTGGGTTCGAATGCCAGGATTATATTCATACTCTACTTTTATTTTATCACTGAGGTCTACTACTCCATCCCATATTTTCCATTCCCATTTAGTTGTTTGTCCTTGAGCAACATCATAATATAAAGTAAATGATGTAACATTCAAGTCATCAATTTTTTGAGTTTTGATTGCTGTGATTTCTGCTTCTGTAAATTTACTTCTGTAGCCTCTGATTACAGATTTCAATGTTCCCTTTTCTGTAATGACTCTATCTAAAATAATCTGTCCTGGGTCTGTAGAAACAACTTTTTTAACTCTTGCATAATACTCCGTACTTGACTCTCCTAGTATTTTTACATAGTCACCTTGTTCTATATTCCAAGGCGCAGTGCCTTCGATTTGTAAATTATTTAATGGGCTTTTTGTATATAATTCATTTACGTCAATATTAATACTAGCCGCGTCTCGGTATAAATGATAAAACTTATTAAACAATGACGGATGTCCGATTGCTCTTGAAAGTTCATTTCTAATAAAATCATCGCTGTTGCCACTAGTCCTATTAAAGTACAATGACATGTTTAGGCTTTCGTCTTCAACAAACACAGAACCATCTGTTCCTGTAATGCTTAAGTTTGAGTGATGTCCGGTAACGTCATCCATTTCAAAGTAACGAGAATTGCCTGCAAAACTTGTGTTTACTGATTTCAGCTTTCTTACAATGTTGTTACCTAATGTTAATGGGTATACATTGTAGTCCTGTGCGTTGACCATTCTGTCTTGGGCGTAATATGATTTCTGTGCAATTCTTCTTACGCTTGTGAATGTTTCACCCGCAAAGTTTTCACCAAAGTCTTTAGTGCTTGCCATTGTAATTGTAAGTCTGTATGACTTATCATCTGCACCAGTATATGGGATAGATATTGTAACGTTTGAAATATCGCCTGAATTTACAGAAAAGTTTTCGTTTGTACAAGTTCTAAACCATGCTCTATAATCACCGAATGCCGCATTGCCGAATATACCGTCTGGATATCTAAGTTCGATTGTATTGTTAATACCAGTTGAGATATTTACAAGGTCGCCATTTCCAGTTCTAAGTGAATTGTAGATTGCAGTTTCACGTGTATCATTGTCAACTTTAGTAACATCTGATTTATAATTTAAGTTACTATCTAATTTGTGCAACCAAACATCAGTATTAGAAACGTTTGCATCTGTTAATGTTTCTACTCTATTAGATGCCTTTATTCCATATCTAAAGTTCTCAAATTGCAGTTGTCCTGCTTTAGCAAGAACGAAGAAACCTGTTCTGTCTGATGCAGGTCCCAAGTTATCATTTCTATTAATGATTGTGAAATTTTTATCATTGAGCGGAGCACCTTCTATAATCTTATTATTTTCGATACTTGCTCTTACAGCCTCAAACCGTCTATTGGCACCTGCTACATTCGATGTGAATGCGTATGCAATAGATTTAGAATTCTTGTTCTCATTTACTTCATATAAGTAATTTTCAACATTGCCGATATTCAAACTTGCACTAGGATCTTGAATTTTTGTATTTTTATTGAATGAAGAATTTAAAACAGTAATGAATTTTTCATACCAGTCAACATCATTTGAGTCATTCCAGTTAACAACGTTGCCGGCGAGAGAGTTACCTTCGTTGTCTGCTACATCTTCTGTAGTTGTGACGCTTGTGATTTTCATCATACCACTTGCATTGATTGGTCGTGTCTTTGTATAACCAAGTGTTCTAGCCATACGTAAAATACTTTCACGGCGTTCAGCCGTATCCATAAAGTTTTCACGTGTATTCATATCACTTCTGAATGCTAGTGAATGTCCTAAGTATGCTACAAGGTCTAAAATCGCAATGAATTCAGAACTTGCTATAAAATCATTAAATTTTTCTGGGTATGTCTTATTGATGTACGCAAGTAAACTTTCACGTATTGTATCGAAATCATAAGACTTCAAACTCACGTTACTGAAAGCAGTGTATACACTGGTCCAGCTTTCACTTGCAAATAAGTTATCTATTCTTTCTTGACTCATTTTTTTATTCTCTCTTTAAATCTATTGTTAGTGTTACAGGCTCATTATCTGGTAATATAGCGACACTAATAGATGCTGTGACTGTATGCTCACCTTCAGTTAAGTTAATGGACTCTAAATTCACTCTAGGTTCATCGCTGATGATGTTCGTTAAATCTTCTTCAATAAGTGTTCTTATGTTAGAGGTCAACGGCTCAAAGATAAGGTCATGTATAATCGACCCATAAGTAGGCATCATAATTCTTTCGCCTTTGCGAGTCATGATATTATTCAATAAATCTTCTACTACTAACTCTTTTCCAGTTAGAGTATGATTGATTGCACTTTTGTTTTTAGTACTGAAACCTATAAATCTTGCCATAATGTTCTCTCTATACTTATTAAGAGTATTTATCAACATATAAACTTCGTACTTTTTGTATTGACTTTTGTTGTAATTTCTGTTATTATTAATTTAATCAAATACAAATGGAGAATAAATAAAAGTATGCCAAACTTAGTACCAATGGTCGTAGACCAAACTGCAAACGGAGAACGTAGCTTTGATATATTCTCACGTTTGTTAAAAGAAAGAGTTATATTCTTAACAGGTGAAGTCAATGACTATCAGTCTGACTTACTTTGTGCCCAATTTCTGTTCCTAGAAGCAGAAAACCCAACAAAAGATATACATTTTTATATCAACTCACCAGGCGGAGCAGTAACAGCCGGAATGGCAATCTATGATACTATGCAATTCATTCAACCAGATGTTTCAACAATGGTTTTAGGTCAAGCATGTAGCATGGGTTCATTATTGGCAACTGCGGGAGCTCCCGGCAAACGATTTATGTTACCTCATGCAAGACACATGATACATCAACCAAGTGGCGGCGCCGGTGGACAGGCAACTGACATGGAAATTCAAGTCAAAGAAATCTTAAAAGTTAAAGAAAGTTTGACTAGTATCTATGTAAAACATAACTCTAAAGGCAAAACTTATGAAGATTTCTATAGTGATATGGAACGTGATAAGTTCATGGGCCCAGAAGAGGCACTAGAATACGGGTTAATTGATAAAATTATCAATGAAAGACCTGAAAATCAGTAAGTAGTCTAATACTTAACGGGTTAAAATGTAATTAAATGCAATTTAACCCGTTTTTTTATGGCTAAAAACTTGACAGATTAGCGAATCGTAGTATAATAATAGTATATTCAATAAAGAGAGGGTTTAAATATGACTACAATGACAGTAAAAGAACTAAGTGTGTTAGCAGAATCAAAAGCAAATCAGGCTTCTTTAGATTATTTCAATTCAAAACTAGGTGGTAAGGACAATTATCCCTGTGGTTTTGCATGGGTTACTGTTCGTCCTGAAAATAAGGGCAATACTAAGTTAGGTAAAGAAGAACGTAGAGTGTTAGAATCTATGGGATTTTCAAAAGATTGGACTGGCAAAGCGTGGCAAATCTGGAATCCAGGTAAAGTTAACGTACAAAATGTTGATGTTAAAGAAGCAGGTGCTCAGGCATATGCAGATGTAATGTCTTCTGCTGGGTTTAATGCTTCTTGTGGTTCACGTTTAGACTAAAACTTGACAAACTAGCGAATCGTGTTATATTAATTACATAATCAACAGAGAGGTTACTAATATGAAATACAAGTTATATCAAATTCATCTTACAGATGCAGAAATTGATTTAATCAATGAAGAAGGACATGATGCTGTTCATAAGCAATCATTGAAATTAGATATGAATTTTTCAAAGAATGACACAGGTATGGTTGCCCGTGATGCATTCAATCGTGGATACTACACGCATGTTAGTAACATCACTGCTGATAGTTTAGAGGGCGTGTTTCATGTAGGGAACATGGGCCCAGAAGAAGACATTGAGCGTTTGTCTCGTATGTACAGTGTTAGTGTTGGTGACATTGTGGAAGATGAAGATGGCAAGCAATCAGTAGTTGCTAATTTTGGTTTTAAAGAGGTAGCCTAACTAAAGCCAGGAACAAAACTCCACATCTTAGAAGTTTTAATTTTCATAGCGGCTAGTTTTTCATTAATCTGGCCGTTATTCTTTTTAATATTAGTCTGAATTTCATCTGTAATATTATACCATTTTTCATTATTAATCAATGCAATGATAGGATGTCCTTCAATTTTATCAACGCCTTCATTGAAGAAATAATATAACAATGCATCAAATTGTGGTTGAGATAATTCTTTCTTAACAAACTTTTCTAAAACATTTCCTATATTACGTAATTGCTTTTCTAATATAAAGTTTGCCATTGGTTTTGTAATTTTGCCTGTACCTATGTCTATTCTCTGTGAGGCAACGGTTATATATCCATAACGCTTTTCTGTATTTGTTATTTTATAACCAAACCCAACAGTATCATCTGTTATCTCTAACATAGGTTTGTTTGTATCAATGATTGCATTCTTACTCATTTCACTGAATATTAAATCTGTTATTGGAAAGCATGTCAATCTAACGTGTGATAATATATAAGTAGGCTCACCGGTTTCTTTGTAGCCCGTACCTAAATAAGTGCCATTAGGAGTTACAACATTCAACGGAAGTTGAATATAATTTAGCAATGACCCTTTTCTTTTATCAAATAACATTACGCTAACCTCACTGCGGTTGTTCCTGTAACAGAAGAACTATCTGCTACACTGTATGAACGAGTTAATCGGTATGCGCCTCTTTCTGCACTTGCGGCTGAGAAATGCATTGGATCCCATGGAGCACTCCAGTTTCCGCCCCAACCTAAACCGTGCCTTGCGGCTATCTCACCGATGTTAAGTGGGA